GGGGCGATTTATTTACGATTAAGCAAGACCAGAATAACAAGCATATGTACGTCAATAACAAAACCGGATTTAGAGAATCCTGCGGTATATTGGCCAAAATCACCGGAAAAGGCGCGACGAGAGTGATAGTCGACGACGCTAATGACGCCGAGGAATTTGAAAGCGTATCAATCAAAGTTAACGAGAAATATAGTGGTGGTCTTTCAACTCGAGTTAATAATCCTAACACTTCCACTTGGCTATTGATTCAACAGCGTACTCGTGAAAAAGATTTAACCGGACATATTTTAGCCAATGAAAATGATTGGGTTCATTTGTATCTGCCTATGGAATTCGAAGAAAAAAGACGATGCGTCACGGTTCCTTTGCCATCAACGAACGGCAAGCCTTGGCGAGACCCACGAAAAAAAGAAGGCGAGCTGTTATGGCCTGATTTCTTTCCTGAAAAAGAAGTTGAGCAGCGCAAGAGATTGTTAGGCTCTTATCGTTATGCTGGCCAATACCAACAACGACCCGCCCCAGCCGAAGGCGGACTCATTAAAAGAAAACATTTCAATTTATGGAAGCATCCCCACTTTCCCAAGTTCAAGCATGTGATTCAATCGTGGGACTTGGCTTTGTCGGAACAAGATACCGCCTGCTATTCCGCTTGCACCACTTGGGGATTGTATGAGGACAAGAATAAATTCAGAAACTTAATGTTGATATCGGCATGGCGTGGCAAGGTTGAGTACGCTCATCTAAGAAGGGTGATTAAACGACTTTATAACGATTATCTGGCTAAAATCGACATGGAAGATATAGAGAAGGAGAAAACGCCGTTTAGCACGCCTGTGGTGGCTAATAAGCGCATTCCTGACGTTGTCCTGATTGAGCACAAGGTCAGCGGAATTATCGCCATACAAGACCTAAGAAGGGCGGGCGTGAATGCTTTTAAGTTCAACCCCAACAAATACGGCAAGAAGGTGGAAAGACTTAAGATGGTCAGTCATTTGATTGAGGCGGGGCATTTAACGCTTCAAGCCAAAGCGCCTGACTATGAAGATGTTAAGCCAGAGTTTCAGGATTTCTTAAGCGAGTGCTTGGTATTCCCTAATGGCGAGTATGACGACTACGTGGACACCATGACGCAGGTTTTAATTCGACTGTTCGAGGGTGGTTATTTGCAGAATTCTCTGGATGACACCTATGAAAAAGACGAATAATTTTATTTCATAAAAGATGAAAAAGATTTTTTTTGTTTTTAAGAAATAATATTTAAAATAGCCTTATGCCTAAACTAAATAATCTTTCAAAGAATCCTATTTTTGAAAAATTAACTAAAGAATATGGTGGGGTGGTTAATCTTGCTTCTTTTCTTGGTGTTAGTGTTTCTTCTGTATCTGGCTGGTTGAGAGACCCAAAGTCAAAAGTCCCTATAAAGCATGCCATAAATATAGAAATTTTAACAAAAGGAGCTGTCAAGGCTAGGCGACTGCGCCCCGATATTATGAAGAATTACGAGTTGGTAGCGAAATAATGGTGGCTAATTACGAAGATTATAATAATTTCCTGCCACTCTCAGCGGATTCTCAGCCCTTAGATTTCAATGCGAACCTAGCCTCAATACTTGACGAAGGACAAAAAGCGATTATAGCAACCGAGTTGCTAGAAGGAATAAAAAAAGACAAGGATTCGAGGGATAAATGGGAACAGGGTTACAAAAGTGCCATGGACTATCTGGGCATAGAACAGAAATTTGATGCTCAAACAAAGGCAGTTAATTATCAGATTTACGACTCCACGCTTTTGAATTGCGTTCTTAAGTTCGTAGCCACTGCTCAATCTGAGCTTTATCCCGCTAAAGGTGTTGCTGACTTCGAGGTGATAACGCCTGATGGAGCGGATAATGAAACGATAAAGCGTTATGGTGAAGAGCAAAAAAACCTATTAAATAACTATTTGAAACTGGGCGATAAATCTTTTTATAAAAATTCTCAAGAAATGCTAATGCCACTGGCTTTGAATGGCTGCGTGTTTAAAAAGGTTTATAACGACAATATTAGCAATAAACCCATTAGCCGTTATATACGCCCGCAAGACATAATTATTAACAACGATTGCCTTGATTTGTTGCAGTCCGAAAGAATTACCCACGTACTTTATTTGACAAAAAAAGACGTAATTTTAAAAGAGAACTCAGGCTTTTTCTTTGGTAGCGACATTAAATTAACTTCCGAGCAGGAAAACAGCGACCAGGATGGCTCAAAAATAAACGCTAAAACTAGAAACATAGATGGTATCTCAGATGATGACGATATTGACGATAAGTTTATATTCAAGCACTACGAATCTCATGTTAGCTTAGACCACCCGTTCTTGCTGGATTTGGAGCCTAACAAGCCTAATTTTCCTATCCCCTATATCGTAACGATTTGCAAGCAGACGCAAAAAGTAGTCGCCATTTATCGCAATTGGCTGGAGGGCGACCGTAGTTATTCTAGGGATAACTGCTTCGTGCAATTTAACTATTTCTCGGGCTTTGGGTTATACGGCTACGGAATGTTGCATTTATTGGGCAATGATGCCCAAGCGTTAACCATGCTTCAAAGACAGTTGCTAACGGCTGGGAGTATGGCAAACTATCCTGCTTATTTTAAAGCGAAAGGCTTAAAGGTCGAACATCCTCAAGTTGATTTGCAGCCTGGACAATCAATCGACGTAGAAACAGGCGCACTTCCCATTACCCAAGCGGTTATGCCGTTGCCATTTAAAGGGGCTGACCCTGTATTAGTTGAACTGAAGCAAAGCTTAAAAGCTGATGCTGAGCAAACAGGCTCAATTGCTGATACTAAGCTTGCTGAAATCAATAGTAATGCTCCTGTTGGGACTACTGTCGCCTTATTAGAGACGCAACAAAAATTTCAGTCCTCAGTCATTCGTTCTTGCTATGACTCGCTCACTCAAGAATTGCAGATGGTTTATAGGCTGTTAGCACCACCGCCCACCAACCCGCAAGATGCTCAATTTTCCCAGAGTATTCGAATTATCCCAGCGGCCGACCCAACCTTTTCGACAAACCTACAGCGGATTATGAAAGCGGATGCGATGCTAAGAACCGCTATGAACGCACCGCAGTTACATAATATGCGAGAGGTGTTTAGTCGATTTTATACGACCATCGGCATTGAGAATATCGAGCAAATTTTGCCGCTAGAGCCTAACCCCATGCCACTAGACCCAATCACGGAGAACATGAATATCTTGAATGATAAAGCGGTTAGGGCGGAGATGTGGCAAGACCACGTATCACATATCACTTGTCATCAGGTGTTCGCTGAGCAGAACAAGGGGCAGGATTTCTTGCCTAACATATTAGCCCATATCAGAGAGCATCTGGCATTCGCATATCTTATCGAAATGCAACAAGCGATGGGTATTCAATTACCACCTATGGAAGCGTTGCAAAATCCGCAAATTCAAAACGCCGTGGCCATGAAAGCCGCCGAAGCCGCCCAAGCTCAAGGGCTGGTGATGGACGCTGAGAAACCGCCTGAAATCACTGAAGTAGCAATGGCAGAAGTGGTTCAGAAGGATAAAGCAGCCGAGCTTAAAGCAAGCATCGACTTGAAGAAGATTGAAGGGGATTCCTATAAGGCTCAGCTACAGCATGAGACTGAAAAAATGAAAATTGAAGCCGAGAAAGATATGTTTGAAGAAAGGATGGAGATGGAACTTAAGAAAATGGAAACTCAAAAGGAAATCGCCGAGGAAAAAAACGAAGTCGAAAGACAAAGAAGTGAAATTATTAAAAGTGAGGAGAAAGAGTGATGAAAAAGCAAAAAGCAGTTAAAGTCCCAACCAAACAAATGCCAACCGAGAAAAAGGCAGCTAAAAAACAACCCATGAAAAAAGGTTGTAAATGATTTTTAAGTTGTGCGATGAGGTGGTTAAGGAGCTTGAAAAGCAAAAAAGAGATATTGTGTCTCCTATTGTTTCAGGTGGCTTAACCACCCTTGAGGCTTATAAATACGCTTGCGGAAGAATCCAAGGCCTAGAGACCGCAATCGCGGTGATTAGAGAATTCATTAAGAAATTGCATGAAGAGGATTAACATGGAACAGCCAGAATACGTACACGACAAGATAGACAAAGACATGTTAACCGAGATTATAGGCAGTCTTCCGAAGAGGACGCTAGGATTTTGGGTATTGTTAAAAGTTAAAGTCCCGCAAGAAGGCTGCTATAGAAATAAGGAAGGCAATAGCACTGGCATTATTAGACCGGATTATTACGAGGAATTGCAGAAATATAGACAATGCGTAGGACTGGTCATTGGCGTTGGGGAGCAGGCTTATAAAGGTGAGCGTTTTAACGATACGCCATGGGTGAAAGAAGGGCAGTGGGTAGTTTTCAATATTAATTCAACGGCGATTAGAATTGCTTACAAGGGTGTGCCCATGGTTGTGGTGCCTGATGATTCACTTTACATGGAAGTGGAAGACCCAGATGACGTACAACCTTGGTAACAGGAGACAGCATGAGCGATATTATCGATTTTAGCAAAGAGGAAGACTTAGAGACCTTGCATCCCAGTAGCGAGCAAGATGCCTTTGTTATCAGTTCTAAAGACAAAGAAAAAGAAGAGGAAAAAGTTGAGACTGAATCAGAAAAGCCATTAGAACAACCTGAACAACAAGAAGAACTCGTAGAAGAGAAGAAAGAACTAGAATCAGAAGAACAGCAGGAAGATAAAAAAGACGAAAGAACCTTGCGACAGTTAAAAAAATTGAAGAAAGATAAACAAGATTTAATGGCTAGAATTCAAGAATTAGAAGAACACAATCAGAAATTAAGCGACGGATTTAAAAAAGCTGATACCGCAGCGATGGAGCATTACGAGAAAAGCGTTAAGCTGCAACTAGAAGAAGCTAAACGTCTGCAGGCCTCAGCGATTGAAGAGGGCGATGCACAAAAACAAGCCGAAGCGATGGAGTTAATTGCCAAATCCGCAGCTGACGCAAGGGCGATAGAACATTATAAGCGACAACAGCCCGAAAAAGTCGAAAAAGAAGAAAAACAACAACAAAACAATCAAAGCCAGCAGGCGTATAACCCTGACATTTCGGATTGGGTTAGTCAAAATGCGTGGTTTAATGAAAATAGCGATGAGTATGACGCTGAGATGACGGAAGAGGTTAAGGCGTACGATTTGGTTTTGTCGAGACAATATCAACGCATGGGTAAGGCGGATAAGATTGCGACCAAAGACTATTTTAAAGATATTGACCGATACGTGAGAGAGAAGTTTTATATGGAAAAGCCTGAAGTAATCGAGCCGCCTGTAGAAAGAAAACCTTTTAACAAGGTCTCTCCCGTCACGAGTAGGCCAACCACTCGTCATATTAGCGATGTAATGCTAAGCGAAAATCAAAAGGAAATCGCTCAGAATTTTGGCATGAGCGAGGAAGACTATAAAAAACAAGTCATGAACCGAATTATTAAGAATAGGGGCAGGAAATAATGAAAGCGAGAAGACAACGTAGAGTCAGCGAATCTAGGCTAGCCGCTCAGGATATTGAGAATTTTAAAAGGAATATGTTTCACGCCGCCAATACACCGCTAACTGTTATGGGTGCCGACCCAGATTATGACTATTATTGGTTTGCTGGATTAGTTGCCAACCAAATCAATCCTGGCAGGTTGGAAGAAGCGGCGATGCGAAATTGGGTTCCGGTTAGCGTGGCTGAGATGCCAAAAATGGCTTTATCAATGCATTCCTTAACCCGAGAGGTTAAAACACCCGCAGCCGATTTCGTTTGCCGAGAAGGTCTTATCTTGCACAAACGGCTTAAGGAATGGAAATTCCACGAAGACGAGATGCGAAGCAAACTTAATAAGAATGTTGAGAAGCAAATTAGTATTGCTTCTGGGTTCGTTGGCGATTCACGGGCTAAGGTCGTGGAAAACGCTAGAGGTATGGAAATAATTGAGCGGGATGACGAGGACGACAATGATATTATTTAAGAAAAAGTGAAAAAGATTTTCTTTACTAATTAATTTGAACCTTGAATAATGAAAATATCGATGCTGTGGATGTAAAACATAGCAAGAGCGAAAGCTCGGTCTAACGACCACCCTCTGTGCCGTAGAGGCTTAAATTCGGCAAGAGAAGCAATTCTCGGGCAGTGCCCACCCTCAGTGCCGTAGAGGTCTCAATTCGGCAAGAGCGAAAGCTCAGGCTGTGCCTAACCCTAACAAAATTAATCCATTTATTTTTTGGAGACAGTTCAATGTCTGTAACTACCAATACGCCTTTTGGTTTTAGATATTATAAAAGCCTTATCGGTGCAAACACTCAAGAAGTCCTGAACACTTATATTTGGGATAATACCACCACCTCAGTATACGAAGGCGACCCAGTTTCTTTAGTCGCTGCTACTGTGAATGCGCCAATCAACGGCTATAAAAGGATTGTAATAGCACCAACTGATGGTGCAGCAATTGGTATTGTTGGAATTGCGAGGGGTGTGAAGTACACGGATGCGCAAGGTAATCCAAGATTTACTAATTTCTTTGCAGCTAATACTCCAATTAAAGCGGGCACTGTAGTAGAGGTGTTGGTTTCTGATGACCCTAATACTATTTATATGGTTCAGGCTGCTGCTGCGATAGCAAATAACAGAATGTCCTATAACACAACAATTACTGGGATGGGAACAGGGGATGCTACTGGGCAATCTCTGGCAGTCATCACAGCTTCAGGCTTAGCTACAACCGCAACGCTTCCAGTCAAAATAATGGGCTATGTTGCGCCTGAAAAGTTTCCAGGTAACGTGAATACCGCCGCTTTCCCAGTCATGCTGGTTAAGTTAAATAATCATACATATGGTTCCGCGGTAGCGGGATTTTAATAGGAGAAATAGAAAATGCCATTAACTCGTGCGCAGATTGAATATGAATTATGGCCTGGCTTAGATGACGTGATGGGCGCTTATGAGACCTATCCTGATGAGTGGAAACAGATTTATAACGTTAAAACCTCAAAAAAGTCTTATGAGAAAATCTCACAACCTAAACTATTAGGCTACGCTCAGCCTGTAGAGGAAGGAGCGCAAATTCCAACCGACGATGGCATGGGCGACCAATATTTGACCCAGTTCACCCATCGCAAATACGGGTTAAAGTTCTCGATTACTGAGGAAGCGCAAGACGATAACTTATACAAATCCGAATTCCCGCAGAATACTTTAGCACTCAAGCAATCCTTAAGTACGACTAAAAATTCTCTAGCGGGACTCTATTTGACTAATGGATTCACAACTTCCGTTGTTTCTGATGGTTTGTCTTTGTTTAATGCGGCGCATCCTTATGATGGTGGTCTTAACTCCAACGTAGTGAGTGGGGACTTATCCGAAGCGACTTTGAACGCAGCTCAAATTCTCGCAGCTAATCTTAAGTCTCCGTCTGGTATTCCTATTGCAGGGACACTGAGAAAGCTAATCATAGGCCCTGAAAATTGGTTTGCAGCCAAGAAGTTAACCGAGTCTCAGCTTGAGCCTTCTAGTGCGAATAACGCAATCAACGCAGCTAAAGGATTGTTGCCAGAAGGATTTGTCATGAACCACTTTATCAACTCGGTTCCTGGCAGTAGACCTTGGTTTATCCTGACCAATCTACCTGGTATGCGGCTGTACCAGCGAACGAACGTGCTCTACAACATTGCACAAGACCCAGACAATTTTAATATCAAGGTCAGTGCTAGAGAACGTTACTCACTAGGTTGTTATGACTATCGTTCAATTATTGGATGTCAGGGATAATTAGAAGGAGGCGACTATGCGATTCAATGGCTATGAGACCACTAATTATCCAAACGGCATATCCACAACCTTAGCGGCGACAAACAATGGGACTGGTGCGCCTTTTTCTGGGGTTAATACTGGGGCGATTGGTGAATTTAGCAGCGTCACCACGTTAACTGCCGCACAAGTGTTGGCGTTAAACGCCACCCCAGTACAGCTGTTACCTGCGCCTGGAGCAAACTTAGCGATTGTTTTAAGGGCGGTATTATTAGAGTTATTGTACGGCGGTACAGCTTATACCAACGGCGGCAATGCCAATCTTCAGTTTTTAGCCAATGCTACCCTGGTCTCGGATGTGACTCAAGCGAACTTTAACGGCTTAATTACCGCGACTGCTAATTCAATCTTGTTGGTGGACTCACCATTTATCAATACTGTGTTAGCGAGAGCTAATTTGGTTAATCAGCCGTTGAATGTTAATTTGACCGCCGCATTGGCCGCTGGTAATTCGCGTTTGCAAATTAATACGTTTTTCTCGGTAGTTCCCGTATAGGAGCGTTATGCAACCTGCTATTTATAATTGGATTGCCGCAACCCCAACGGCTATCTTTAATTCTAATAATATCCCGCCAGTCCCTGGGCAAAGAAGTTTTATTTTAAATGGGAATTTGTTAAACCCTTTAGCTCCAAACTCGCCGATTAGTTTAGGGAAAATAGCGAGAGTTATTTCAATCGCCAGTACAGGCAATGTTTCAGCGGTTAATTTCACCATTGCTGGGACTTATAATGGCTTGACGGTCAGCCAAACCATCGCTGGCCCAAATGCGACTACGGTTTATACCACGCAGTTTTTTAATACCGTGAGCAGCGTAACGTTTAATGCCAATGTCGCTTCAGCCACTAACGTTGGCACGGGCAACGCAGGTGTGGCACCTGCTGGAGCATGGGGTGTTACAAACTGGTTTGCTTATGATTTCTTTACGCCTTTTTCCATGTTAACAACACAAGCTAAAGTGAATGTTACGACTGTCAATTATTCGTTAGAAGTGACTTTAGATGATATAACTTCAATCTCAGAGGCTTCTTTAACTTTGTTTAATCCAATCGTTGGCATGACTGGTGCCACGACCAATCAAATTGGCAACATTAACTTCCCCATTCGCTATGCTCGATTAAAGTTTAATAACGCAACAACTGCCGCTGGTTCATTAACGGCGACGCTTTTGCAACAGGGACTGCAATGAGGTGCTTTAATGTCAGTCTCAGGGACTTATAATTTCAGAAACACCAAGGTAGCGGATTTAATCGATGATTCTTTTCAAAGAATAGAAATTTTGCCATCTTTAATCACCGCCCAGCACATTAACTCGGCGTTAAACTCTATTAATCTAATACTTTCCGAATGGATTAACACCGGTTTAAATCTTTGGACGGTCGATAAAAAGATAGTTTCTATTTTCGAAGGTAAAATCGCTTATACTTTTGATATCCCTTTAATTGATTTTTTAGAAGTTTTAGTCAGAAATTCTTATCGAAACTTAAGCGGAACCGCTTTTTCCGAGCCTCTAACGGGCGGTGATGCTGCTAACGCATTTGATAACAACCCCACTACGGCCTGCACGCAAACCGCTCCAGACGGGTATATAGGCTATGATTTTGGCTATCCATTTTATGTCAATATGCTGGGACTAACTTCTAATGCGGATAATCAATACACGCTTAACCTTGAGTATTCATTGGACAACGTGAATTGGTTTTTAGTGCAATCTTTCGCTAAAGCGGATTACCCTAAAAATAATACGAATTGGTTTAATTTAGATAATTCTTACTTTGCTCGTTATTTCAGAATTCGTGAGATTGGCGGTGCCACGCTAAATATTCAAGAACTTTATTTTGAACGGGTGCAAAACGATATGCCAATCGCACCTATTTCCAGGCAAGAATACATGATGATTACCAATAAAAATTCGAAAGCGAAGCCCACTTGCTATATGGTTGATAGGCAAAGCTCTACAACCACTTTATATTTGTGGCCTTCGTCGACATCTCAGTACAAGACTTTATTTTTTACTTACAAGAAGTATATCCAAGACGTAGGCGGTATGACCAACACTTTAGACATTCCGCAGCGATTTTATGAAGCTTTGTGCTCTAAGCTGGCGTTAATGAATGCCTATAACTTTAATGCTGAAAAAGTCGCTATTTTATTGCCCAAGGCTCAAGAATCATTTGAGCTTGCCAGTCAAGAGGATGCAGAAAAATACGTGCCTATCACTTTTAACTTCGATACTTCAATGTGGGGCAACGGTTAATGGGTAACATTAAACAAGGGTGGGGCAATAAGGTTAGAGACAAAAAGAGAGGTGGAATTTCTTTTTGCGATAGGACGGATATGGCCTACAACTATGGGGATTTAGTCAAAGAATACGAGTGGCGTGGCAATTCTTTAGTTTGGAATGGTCTAATGGTTGGCCACGATGTGGTAGACGAGCCAAACGAGAGCGGAAGACCTTTTAAATATAAAAAAGAAGGGATATTGCCACCAAACACTCGACCTGAACAGCAAGAAGTTTTCGCAATGTCGAATCAAGAGACTTTAGAAGTGCTTAAAAATACGGTGTGGCAGCCATGACTTACGATGGTTTGGTCGAACAAATAAAAGCTTATTTAAACAGAAACGATGCATCAACTGTCGATAGAATTCCTCAGTTTTTAGCTAACGGGGAACAAAAAATCTGCCGTGAATCTAAAAATATTGGTTTTACTAAATATATCGTTGGCAATTTCCTCAATGGACAAGCGGTTTATCAAAAGCCCGCTCGTTGGAAGCGTACCCTGACCTTTAATTACGGTACTGGGCAAAATAATAATATTCGTAATCAATTGTCACTTAGAACTTACGAATACGCTCGAATATATTGGCCAGACTCAAGTGTTGTAGACTTTCCTAAATATTACTCTGATTATGGATTTGATAATTGGTTAATCTCTCCAACACCTAACGCTGGTTATCCTTTTGAAGTTGGATATTTAGAATTGCCAGAACCTTTAAGCGTTAATAACCAGCAGAATTGGCTAAGTTTATACACGCCAGACATATTGTTATACGCATCATTATTGCAAGCGATGCCTTACGTTAAGACGGACGAAAGACTGCCAGTGTGGGAAAAAGCTTATCAAGATGGCATCAATTCTTTAAATGCCGAAGACGACCAACGCATTTTAGACAGAGGCAGCAATCGGAGGGCGGATTGATGGATAGGTTTTATCCCTTAATCATGTCCCCTGGTATCCAAAGAGATGGCACTAATTTCTCGGGTAAGGGCTATATTGATGGGAAATGGTGCCGTTTTAAGGCGGTTGGCAATAACGCCGCCGTTCCTCGTAAAATGGGTGGCTATTCCCAAATGCTCAATAATTTAGCGACAATTCCTAGAAGCCTTTATATCACGCCTAATGGTGCTAATTTTGATTTCTATGTTGGGAGCAATAATTCGTTAATCCGCTATAAATTTAATACTCAAAGAAACCTGTTAACGACTGTCGACCGAACGCCAGCCAATCTTGCACCGAGTGATATTGGCGTTTGGCAGCTTGGCGTGATGTTCTCCGTTTTAGATGAATCAGCCATTGTGATTGCCCACTATACTAGCAATTTGCTTGACATCAACAACCAGACTAACACGCCTTTGTACATTGGAGAATTAGGCGAAGATGCACGTTTAGTTGCAGCTAATGCCGATGTTTCTGGTGGTTTCGCTATTTTGCATCCTTATGTCTTCTTGTTTGGCAATAATGGTGAAATTTTATGGAGCGAGCCTGGAAAACCAGAAACCTTTAACGAAAATAGCGTTAACAGAATTTCTAGTCAAAAAATAGTTCACGGAGAGAGCTGTGCTGCGAATATTTATAACCCTGGTGCGTCTGGGCTTTTTTGGAGTTTGTCGGGTTTATATAAAGCGACTTTTGTTGGTGAGCCCGTAGGGTTTCGTTTCGATACGATTGATAACGAGTGCTCTATTTTAGCAAGTCGTTCGGTGGTTTCTTATAATGGAATGTTTTATTGGATTGCTAACGACCGATTTATGGTAACTGATAGCAATACTGCAAAGGAAATTCCTAATACTTCTAATTTTGATTTCTTTTTCGATAACTTAAATTATTCTCGAAGACAAAAAATTTGGGGAACAAAGGTTCCTAAATATGGCGAGATTTGGTGGTTTTTCCCTAAAGAAAACTCTGAGGAGTGCAACCATGCAATTATCTATAACACTAGGCTTAATTGTTGGTACGACACGCCAATAGAAAGAAGCTGTGGGTTTTTAGACCCCACGTTCGTTAATCCAGTCTGGGGCTCCGCTACGCAAATTTGGCAACACGAGGATGGATACGATCAAAACGTGGAAGGGTTGAAAACCGCCATAGACTCTTATTTTAGAACGGGAAATTTAGCGTGGTGCGCAATCGCTCCGGATAAGCAATGGAAAGGCATAGAAAGGTTGGTGGGAATAAATAGAATTGAGCCAGATTTTGTGCAAAGTGGGAACATTAGCGTAAAAATAAACGCTAGGGAATATGCGAGAAGCAATCAAACGGAAATCGCCTCAGAAACCTTTAGCGAGGATTCTACTCGTATAGATTTGAGAAGCCAGGGCAGAGAAGTCACGATGGAAATTAGAAGCAACGAGGTTGGCGGATTTTACGAATTGGGCAACACCTTATTAGACATCACCATTGGCGATGTGAGACCTGGTGAAGGAGGCGAGTAATGGGATTTAAACTTAAAAACATAATCAAGGCTTTACCCGCCGTTATCGGGGCGATTGGTGGTACTGCTTTAGGTGGCCCTGCAGGTGCTACGATTGGTGGTGCATTGGGTGGAAGTATGAGCCGTAGTGGCCAGAATAAATTCAAAGGCGCTTTAGGTGGTGCTGGTATTGGGCTTGGTTATTCAGCGCTTGCACCTATGGCTGGAAATGCTTTTGGGGTGAGTGGAGCTGGGCCTTTAAGTAATGTTTTAGGCATGAATTCACCTTCATTGATGAGCCAGTTGGGATTTGCTAATGCGCCAGCTACTGGTGGTGGCTTAGGGTTGGGCTCACTTTTTGGTGGTGGTGTTCAAGGCGCTGCGGGAGCGGAAGCGGCTCAAAATAGTGGCGCTTTCGGTGGTCTTTTAGGTAGTGGTGGAATTAATAGCTTGCTATTGCCTTTAGCCGTTGGTGGTACGTTAATGAGGAGAGAACGTACACCAAAAGATAAACAAACTCTCGCTGAATATGTTCAGCAACATAAACCACAATGGAGTGCCGCTGACCAGCCAAGATACCTGGCACCACTGAATAGAACTATTGTGCCAATCAATCCATTGGCGAATACCGAACAACTTTATTTTAACGATGTTAATCCGTACATGGGGTGATTTATGCCTATTTCAGGAGCCGTCAATTATAACGAACTTCCACCTTGGCTCTCCGCATGGAGTCGAGACGTGGCCGAACGTGCGAGGGCTGCCTCTTATGAGCCGTATAAGCCTTATACGGGGCAAAGGTTTGCGAATACTGCGCCAGAAGTTAATCGGGCTAGAGAATTATCAAACGAGTACACTAGAGTCTATGAGCCTTATTTGAGGCATGCGACCGATTTGTCGACAGAAGCTGCAAGAGATTTTCCCTCGCAAGCTGGATTTTATATGAATCCTTATCAGACTCACGTAGTCGACAATATAGCGCATTATGGAAATCGCAATTTTAACGAGAACCTTTTACCCAAAGTAAACGATACTTTTACTCGTGCTGGGGCGTTTGGCGGTGGAAGGCACCGAGATATGGTGGCGAGAATGACCAGGGATACGCAAGAAGGAATTAGGAGAGAGCAGCAACAAGCGTTAGCGGGTGGATACAATCAAGCTATTGGAGCATTCAATCAAGATAGAAATAGAATGCTAGATGCGTCAAAACAAAAGGCTGCTATTGGTGGATTATATCAAGC